GGCATTGCGTAAGGAAAGCCATAACTTCTTTTTAGACGATTTGGATAATGAGAACAAAAAAGCTATAATTGAAAACGAACGAGGAGAATTATTCGCCCGACCTTTTGAAATCTCTGAAGGTGTGGCAAAATTTTCATCAACTGAAATGAAGCCTGTTGTTAAGTCGGTTACTTTTAAAGAAACTGAAAGTGGCATGGTTAATTCTAAAATAGTTAAAAAGGTGATACCAATGGATATTGAAGAAGCAATGAAACTTTGCAAAGCCAAAGGCTTTACAGTAAATAAAACCGATGTTGAAAAAGAAAAAGATAGCGACTTTTACCAAACAAACAAAGAGCGCATTACTAGCCTTATTGCCGCTGACGATAAAGAAGTTAATGACTTGCGTGTGAGCGTTGTTGCTAACTCTGAATTAACCGTTGATGATGTTGCCAATATGAACACAGCTTCATTGATGACCATTAATAAAATGGTTTCCAAAGATGCCGAAACAAAAACAGATTATTCTGTTACCGCTGGCACAACTGGCGAAACAACTAAAACAAACACTAAAGAGAAAAAGGGCTTTGATTTTGCAAACCCTGATTCTTTCGCTAAGGAGGCTTAAAAATGGCTTCATCTACTCCGAATCGTGTTGAGCAATCACCACTACCAGTAAACCCAATCTATCAAGAATATATTGGTAAACAAACCTTTAAAGCTGGCGAAATGGGCAACGTTGTTTCTGACGGTGAGCTTGATTATCCCGCCGCTTCAACTGTTGTTTCTCGTACCTTTGTCGTTGAAAATGTGGCGGATGCGCGCGGTATTGATGACCCTTACATTGTGGGCGAATTAGTGCGCACTCGTACGCTTGAAGTCGGTCAACGCATTTATGCGTGGTTAGCAAATGGCAATTCAGTAAACCCTTCTTCTCGACTTGTTGCTGATGGTGCGGGTGGTTTGAAATTAGTAACGGCAGAAACAGGCAAAGACGTAATTGCTCGACCTGTTGAAACATTAAATAATACGTCCGGTGTTCCGGCGCGTCTATTGGTTGAGGTGATTTAATTATGAAATTTTCACAAGAACAGTTACATTTTGCAGTTAACCGCGCCAATAAAGAATGGAATAACGCATTAATTGACAATGAAAGCGGTGAAGTAATCCGCACAAACGGCACGTTGAAGCATGAAGACGCGCGCAAAATCATGGAGGACTTAACTTTAGTTCGTCAAAATGATTTAACTCTATTAGCTGATTTGAAGGCTGCGGGCTTAACCGTTCCAACTTCAATTTCTGATATGCTGATTGGTGTTGAAACCCTTAATGAATTCGTTGAAGCAAATCAAACAATGAATCCAACGGCTATTTCAAACGATCAAACAGACTATGAACTGGTTTATACTCCGCAGCCTATTACGCATGCGGGCTGGTCTATCCCATATCGTCAAAAAGAATTCGGCTATAAAAATTCTGATGGCTTAACCGCTTCAGTCCGTCGAGTTGAAGAAAAAATTGATTCAATGATTATGCGCGGCAATCCAAATATTGTTGTAAAAGACCCTTCAGGTTCTACTTTTGAAGTGTTTGGTTATGTTACCCATCCCGACCGTGAAACGTTCACAATTACAGATTGGGCGGCTGCTACACCTGAAGCAATCCGGACTCAAGTATTAGCTATGATTAATCAGCTAATTGTTAATGTTCGTTCAATTCGCCCTAATAGCTTGATGCTTTATATTCCTTTTGAATATGAATCTGTAATGGAAGACGATTATTCAACCGCTAAAGGTGATCGTACTTTACGAGAGCGTTTAATGGCTATCAAACAAATCAAAGATATTAAATCTAGTGTTGATTTGGGCGCAACTGAAGTTGCAATGGTTGAATTAGATAAACGAACCGTTGTTTATGCTGAAGCATCCGGTATTAATACCATGCCGTTTGATAAATCTAACCCGCTAGACCCTAGCAACTTTGTTACCTTTGCTGTTGGTGTTCCGGTTGGTAAACCAGATCGTAACGGGCGCTTAGCGTTCCTTCACGGCTCAGTATAATCAATAAACGGCGCTCTCATTAGGGGGCGCTTAACCGAAATAATAAAGAGAATATAATCATGGCAACTGCTAAAAAAGAAAAATTAGTTGAACACATTGTTGTATCGCGCCGTTTAGAGCTTGACGGCAAAGCTTATGAAACAGGTGATTCAATCGAATTGTCAGAACGCCGAGGCGCATTATTAATTAATAAAGTCGCGCTGAAGAAAAATGTTCCAATGGTTGCGGCTAGTATTGCCAGCGCCAAAGCAGAAACAAGTAAAGTCAATAAAGAGCTAGCATCTTTGCAAGCTGAATTTGACGCTTTGAAAGCATCGACTGAAGTTAAAAAACCTGAATCTAAAAAGCCTGAAGTTAAAACCGAAGCTAAAAAACCAGAAACAGAAACAGAAACAGAAAAGTAGGGTAAATTATGGCAATCCGAACAGATAAAGCCGCAGTCCGAGCAATAGCGCCAGCACTTGAATCAACGCTTGATGCTGTACTTGATGCGTATATTCTAGCGGCTTCAATTCGGGTCGATAAATTAGCCCTTGGCGCTTGTGGTAGTGTTCTTGCTGATGACGTTCTCAAGGAAATTGAAACGTGGTTGACGGCTCACTTAGGCGCTATTTCTACACCTTCAGCAAATGCTGTCATGGAAGAAAAGTTTGAAGGCAGTATGAAAATATACGCCATCAAGCAACTAACTGGTGAAGGTGTTCTTTCTACCGCTTACGGCAACATGGCAAATGAATTGTCATGCGGTTGTCTAGTTGAGCAGGGTAAACGCAGAATGTCGTTAGCGGGCTTTATATGAGCGCCGTTAATTACACTCAAAAAGCCACGGTGTGGAAATTTACCGTGGACGGTAAAGGCAATAGAAACTTCACAAACTCCGGTGTTTTTCGTGCGCGTGAATACGACAAGAAATCTATCGTAAGGGGTGAAGAAGGCGAAAAGGTTATAACTAGCAAAGCCTTATACATTGAAGCGCCCATTGTGGCGATTGATGATTTTGTTGCTGTTGGTGACTTTTCTCTTGATGCCGAACCAGTGCCAACCGCCATAGCTGTTAAAGATCGTATCTTTTCAGATATGTTTCCCAGTGATGTGAGGGTTGTTTTCTAATGACTGGCAAAACAGAGTTGCTTGGCGCGACCGAGTTAGACACAAACATTAATGATTTTGTAAAAAGAATGAAGTTAAAAACTCCGGCGGCTTTACTTGCTGCGGCTAACTTTGTTTTAGAACAGGCTGATAAAGGAATTCCTGTTGATGAAGGAAAGCTTGCTAATTCTGCTTTTGCTGAACCGTTGCCGACAATGGGCGATGAATTCGGCGTTATATTTGGATATTCTGCCAATTACGCTGCTTTTGTCCATGAAATGCCTAATGATACCAATTGGTCGAAATCAGGCACAGAAAGCCAATGGTTGCTAAAAACATTACAGCGGGAACAATCAAGCGTATTAAATATAATAAGAGACATAAGCAGGGATGAATTAAACAACCCGTTTAAAAAAGGCATTCCTAAAAGGTAAATTATGGCTACTCAAATCAAATATGATTTTCCTAGTAATTTTGTTTGTGATGATATTCAAGATTATTTAATTGCCAATGGCATTATAAACATCGGTGATTCTACTTGTTTCGAGTGGAAACCAAAAATAGATAAACAGATTTTGATTCGTGATAATGGTAGTTTTGAATCGCCAACGCCCGCTTCTTATAGAAATAATACATTTCAAGTGCTTATCAGGGGCGATAAATCAGACGGCTTTCAGAATTTAAAAGCTATTGCCTATAATATAGCTGAATTCTTAGTTAATTCTGATTCATTTACGGTAAACTTAAATAGATACAATCAAGTGTTTCTAATATCAGACCCGTCTATTCTTGGAAGGGATGAAGAAGGAAGACCACTTGTTTCAATGAACTTTAATGCAGCGAGATAAAAACTATGAGTGCTAATAATATTCAAGGTCAAAACTTTCTTTTATCCCTATCGAAAGACGTAGGGGTAACATTTTTAGAGGTTGGCGGTTTTCAGTCAAAATCTTTTACATTCGACAACAACACAGCAGATAATACAAACAGCGCCACAAACGGCGAGTTTACCGAGAATTGTTGGACTGGTTACAGTGCTGTTAGTGCTTCCGGTTCTGGCGTTGTTGATCAGCGAATCACAGCGACAACAGCAACCTATTATGACCTTTTAGCACTTGCAACTTCAGGCGATAGAACGGCATTCTTAAAGTTTGAAGATGGTGTTGGTTTTGAGGCTTCAGGTCTTTTTGTTATCAACAGTATGTCAACTTCGGGCGATCAACAAGGGTTTGTGACCTTTGATTTATCGGTACAATCCGCCACTGATATTGCCGTGACAGTTACACCTCCTGTTTTCGTACCATAGGGTTTTAAAATGGCTAACAATCGCTATACAGGCGAAGAACGGGTAAATGTAGACAAAGACGTTTATTTTATTAAGTGTGACTTTGCATTTGCTCAAGCCTTAGAAGATTCTGGATACACTGATTTAGCCGCGCTATTGGATACAGTAGGCGCGGGTAAAGTTCAGCCTTCAATGATTAAAAAAATAATTGAATGTTCCCTGAAGACTTTTAATGGCAAAAAAATACCGCCTAATGAATTAGAAGAACATGCCGAGCGAATCGCAACGGTGAAAGGCTTTCAAGAATCATGGGGGCTTTGTATGACGATTTTAGATTACGCCTTTTATGGCGCTGAAAAAAAGCCTTTTTTGTTCCTTCCAAAAACGATGGTGTTCTTGATGTTAAAGGTAAAAGGTTTGACATCGCTAGATTCTTGGAAACAGCCATTCTTATGGACTTGGCTATTTCTGACTTTTGGGGTCTCAGCATGTACGGCTTTCTCAGTGTTAAAGATAGCTGGCTAAGAAAGAACAACATGCACCCTGAACAGGATAAGGAAGAAGCCATAAAAAAAGGCAACGACCTAACCGACCTTAGAGAGCGCGTGAAGGAACAAAGAAAACGAAAAGAAGAAAAACTAAATACATAAAAAGGTAAATGACATGGCTTTGACTATTGGCTCTTTAATTGTAAGGTTTGGGGCTGATACCCGAGGGTATGAGAAAGGCGCTAAACGAGTTAAGAAAGAAACAAAAGCGGTCAAAATGGAAATGACCGGATTAGCAAAAGCCATATCGGGCGCGTTCGCTGTTGAAGGGGTGCGCCGCATTTTAATGATGGCTGATAGCTTCCAAAAACTTAATGCCCGAATGAAATTGGCAACCGACAGCCAAGAAGAATTTCTAAAAGTACAATCAAATCTTATCAGTATTTCAAAACAAACAGGCGCAGAGCTTGAATCCCTTGTTGGCACATTTCAAAATATTGAACGATCAAAAGAAGCCGTAGGTGCTACCACTGACCAAATTTTATTAATGGTTGATAGCCTTAGTAAATTAGGTGTAGTTTCTGGTGCTTCGACGGTCGATATGAGCAACGCATTACGCCAATTCAGCCAAGCTATGAGTCTTGGTGTTTTACGTGGTGATGAATTCATTTCAGTACAAGAGCAAATGCCCGCAGTTATTGAGCAGATAGCAATAGGCATGGGTAAAACAAGCGATGAAATGAAAAAGCTAGCTGATAATGGTCAACTATTGGCAAAGGACGTTTTCGCGGCAATATTAAAACAAACCGACGATATTAATAAACAGTTTGCAACAATGCCCCGCCAAATGGACGTTGCCGCAACCGCCTTTAAAACCACTCTAGGCACTGCTTTAGCTGAAATGGATAACTTAGTTGGAGCAACTGACGGCGTGGTGATGTTGCTTGATAAAATGGCGGAGATAGCCGAAGAAGATCTTGTTGCCTCGTTAATAGAAATAAAAGGTGCGTTCATTGATATTTCTAACAGGGTTGAGTTTATGTTAGACGGCTTCATAAGTTCTGGTGAAGCTGCGGGTGTGACAAAAGATATACTTAATGAAATATCAGATATTCTAGGTTTTGTTGGTGAAAAAGTTCTTGAATTACCCGTTAACCTAAGATCACTTTTTACCATAATGTTTGTTGAATTTGATATTTTAAAAGATACGGTAAATATCTTATTTAAAGAAATGCTCATTTCATCCGACCGAGTAGGCAACGCAATACAAGAGGCATTAACAACCGCTGCCAATGCTTTTAGAATTGCAATGGCTACCGCTATGGATTTTGTAATGGGCAATATAGCGCATAATTTCGCAGCCATAGCCGATCAACTTGAATCATTCGGGTTAGATGAATTAGCCGCCGGAATGCGCGGAATTGCGACTGAATCAACAAAGGTTTTAGAATTAGAAAAAGAAATAAACGCAGAACGCAGGGCTACAAAGGATATAAATGACGCCGAAATAAAAGCTAAGCAAGATGAAATTGACGCCATTAGAGCCAACGCCGAAGAAAGAAAATCACTATTGAGAGGTATCGCAGCCGATACCATAGAATTAAACAATAAAGTAAATGAAGACTTTGCCCAAAAAGCAAAAGAGCAAACAGCAATAGAGCTGGAAGAATTAAGAAAGCGCCAAGATGCCAGAAGAAAAGCTGGCGAAGAAGGTACAAGCGGAACTTCTAGGACTTTAGGAACTGGCAGCACCAAAGCAGCACTAGCCGCAGCGGAGGCGCTAAGTAAAAAAATTGAGACTCTTGTAACTAAAAATAAAGCAGCAGCAAGCGCAATGGCGGCGGCTCATGGTGCTGGGGCAAATGAAGCATTGCTAAACTGGCAAGCGGCTATTGATTCGTTATTGGTAGCCCAACAAAGCGCCGTAGAGCAAGTTGGCAAACTAATGCTGACCGCCAATGAAGAACAGAAAATAATACTAAACGAACAATTAGAATTCTTGGAAGGTGAATTTACAGACGAACGCCTAAGAATTAATCAAGAATTAAATGACGCTTTGGCAGAGCAAGACACAGAGGCGGCTAAGCAAAAGCTCTCAGAATTTCAAGATAGCTTCAATCAAATGTCTAATATTGTTTCAAAATCATTTAACGATATAGCCAGAATCTCAAGAATAAAACGTGACGAAGAACTTTCTGATTTTAAAGATAATATAAACGCCAGAACCGACCTTTCAGACGAACAAAAAATAACGCTTATTAATCACGCTGAAGAATTAGCCAGTAGAAGAACAAGAGCTGAAAAAATAGCGTTCATTGCCAGTAAAGCCATTGCTCTTGCGCAAATGGCAATTGATACGGCTAGGAATGTTTTAGCGTCAGGTGGTCTTACTCCGCTTGGTATCGCGCAGGGTGTTTTGGGGGCGGTGGCAATTGCGACTTCTGCGGCGGTATCGGTTCAGGAATTTAACACCGGACGCTTAAATGGTGGCGCTGTTCAGAAGGATGGGCTTCACCCAATCAACGAAAACGGGCGCTCAGAGGTTTTACAGGATAATGTAGGCAATCAGTTCTTAATGCCAGCAAAAGACGGTATGAAGGTAATGAGCAATAAAGACCTTAGTTCTACGGGTGGCTCAAGCGGAATGATTAAGGTTACGGTTGTTAATAATCTAGGCGTACAAGCTCAGGTTAAGGAGACAATGGTATCAAGAGAAGAATTGATGATAGAATTAAATCGTTCTTCTCAAGAGTTGGTCACTGGCATAGCTCAAAGTATTTCTATGAATGTCGGAGAAGTTCCGGAAGCGATAAGCAACTCTTTTAACGTTACTAGGAGCATATAAAAAATGGCTATACAAAAAGGCGTTATAATTCCGCCATCGCCTAACAATGGGCTTCCTGATTTTCCTCATGCCTCATTTGGCTTTGTTAGAAAACAAAATTTTAGTTACAGAATTAGCAATGCCGTGGTCACAACTAGCGTTGACAGGGGTGTACCGATTGTTGAAAAGTTTACATTGGATAACATAGCAAATTTTTCAATTACAATGAGAATGTCAGAATCACAATTTCGCGCACTTCTAGTATGGACTGACTTAACTTTGGCTAATACGTCAAAGTTTTTTAACATGCTTTTGCCATTTCAAATTGATGTAGCCGGACAAAACAACTGGCTTGAAGTAAATTTTATGGGAAACAGACCTGTACATGGTGGTTATGAAGGAAGCTTTATACTTGTGACATTTACAGTAAGTGCCAGAAACATACCGACAGAAGATCAGGAATGGCTTGACAATATGCTTGCATCCCTTGAAAATAATGATAACCCTCAACCCTTATATGAAAGACTTGAGCAATTCTCTAATGAAGATTTAGAGCTGTTGAATAAGGACGGTTTTTAATGGCTGATTATACCGATTCGGCAAAGCGCCTTTTCAATACACACCCCGATAAAACTTGGAGAATCCCAGTTCTTGAATTTAGTTTTGCTGGTTCTTCTTTTTCCTTTAATACGAAGCTATGGCGAACAACAGAAGAAGCTACCGCTGTCATTGATGGAATTTCTTATGACCCATCATGGTTTGAGATTGCCGCGCCGTCAAAGGTAGCAAGACAAGGCAACTCAACAATTAAAATAACATTTAGTTTATTCGCCATAAAACAAATAAATGAAATAATGAGTTCTATCAATGGAATTGATTTTTTAACCCCCATCCTTTGCACTTATAAAACTTATATTGCCACTGGCGATCCTGTTTTTTCACCTAATGGATTTTCAGAAGACTTTTCTGAAGAATTTGCGGGTGGTAGTTATGTTTTTGATGAAAATACGGTTTTGGGGTTTACTGAAGACCCTATGGCTGTTACCTCAATCACAAAAAAAGCGGGCGGTGGAATCAGTATGATATTATCAACAGCCAATAGATTTAATGAAAACAGGGTTAACCGCTATGTCAGTTCCAAAGAATTTTTCGGAATCATTAAGTGATTTATTGGGTAAGCCTTATAAGCTTCAGGGTTCGGGTGATTCTTATGATTGCTGGACGCTAATAGTTGAAATTTATAGACGTATGGGAATAGAAATAACCGATACCATTGATTATTCTATTTCGTTTTTGTCGTACGCAAAAGACAAGGCGAAAAGGTCGAAATGGATTAAGATTGATAAGCCTGAAGCGGGCTGTATTATACTGCTTTATAATAATGATATTACTTGCCATGTAGCTTTTTGCATAAAAAGAGGAAAGGTTATTCATGCTACAAATGTCGGCGTAAAAACAGGCAATAGAAAATCAATTGAACGTATTTTCAAGAAATCGGAGTATTTTAAGCCATGTATGAATTAACTTTATTAAAAGACGCTTCGGGGTCATTGGGCGGAAAAACCTACCAGCTAAATGAAAACAAACCATTAGTAGAATCTCTATTATCAATGTTCCCTAATGGTCTACCAAAAACCGCAAGAATATCATGCTGCAATGAAAACATTTGCCTTGATGATTTGATAAGCGGATACACGCCGCGCGGTGATGTAACAATATTAATAAAGCCTGCTTTTTTCGCAGAATCACAACCAATTCAAGTTAGAGTGATAGGCGGCTCAAGCGCCGGAACTGGGACTGAGCCAATATCAAATCAAATTCCGGCTGAAGTTCCTGAATCAAGAAATATAACCTCAAATTCAACCAACAGTTTTTCAGCTCAAGGTAACGTTTCCCGCATTGGTGAGAGAATACCCGACATTTACGGGGAATTAAGGGTCTATCCCGATTTGCTTTCTGAATCGCTAGAACGTTACACCGATGAAAACGGAAATAGTGGAAAAAAAAGCGCGGCTGGAAGAACACTGTATAAAAATAGTAGAAAGCGAATAACACAGCTATTTATAACATCAATGGGGGATGGTGAAGTTGTCAATGGCACTGAAAGAATTGGTGACGGTACTTTTCCAACAGCCGCAACACTTGAAGATGTTACAGGAATAACGAAAGTTGTTGATTATCCTTTTAATATTCCAACATCGGAAAATCAAATAGTCTTTGATTACCTTCAATTCGATAAACTTAATTTATTTAGACGCGCTGATTTTTTCGGTAATGGTGCTTTTGAAAATGTTGTTTTGTTTACGATGCTTAATGGTGTTATGGATTTAACAATTAGCAGTCTGTTTGGTTCACCCGCGACAAATGACGATGCCGCTTTTTTTGCTTACTGCTTTGAAAATGTAAAGACTGGTGACGAACTTGTGATAGGTGGGCTAAATGCAGATCAATCATTCAAATCAACCTTAGAAGGAACGTACGCCTTCAAAAGACTTTCAATCACACAAGTAGCGCAAGGGCAGGGATTCGGAAAAGTATCAATATTGCTTGATAAAATCTCAGGTGATTTGAATAATATAGGTACAAATATCATCGGAACAGCTACCGCATTTAGTGGGGCTTTCATTCAAGGCAAAGGAATTAGGGGTAATCTAAGGGATGCTGTTTTTAATGAGGTTGAGCGGTTAGAGAAATACGAATTACCACACAATCTTAATACCACCGTTGAAACTGGTACAGAATACAAAGCTTCATTCGATTTGTTTTTTAGTCGAGGCTTAGACACTAAATTTACTGACGAGCCAATGGTGGGCGCTGTATATGAAGTAGTCGAAAGTTTTTATGATACTGGTTCAAATGATTGGTTGTTTTTGGGAACTGGTGGTATTTCTGAATATACATTTGTCGGATGGGCTGAAGAAGGCGAGCAAATACGGGGAACAATTACCCATACAATGTCATCTGAAGCAATCTTAAAAAGTCGAGCTGGTTTTAGAATGTCAGTAAGTATTAGAAGAACGAAGACGGCTGTTGATAATGGCATAGGGTTTAATGGCGCAGCAACACTACCGGACGAAAACGGTTCAAATTATGTAATTACGCCACCCGATTATTTTAAATTTAGCACTCTTGAGGACAATCAAGATTTTTATGTGACTGATTCAATAATAACCCGAGTAACGCAAGTTATAAGCAAAAAAACAACATTCAACAACCACACAGTAGAGTTTGACTTTAAAGATACGACCTCGCCACAATCAACAAGCTCAGGCGCGCTTAATTTTATATTTAAAAGAGACATTACTATATTTGACGTAAACGGTGATGTGATTAGTGTCGGGTTTAGTAATGACGTTCGCCAAATTGTATTAAATTATATGTCCGTAACCAATAAGATACCAATTTCAACAATTGACGTTGACGCCTTGTTTGACATTGGAAGCCTTGACGGTGACTTTGATTTAAACATTGCACTAACAAATAAAAGTAACACGTTTGAAAAAGAACTTAGCATAATGCTACAACCATTTTTTGCCAAATCAATAAGGTCAGGTGGTGGTTATACTTTCGGTTCTGAATTTGACAGTACGGGCAGCAAAGACGTATCAAGCATTATAACTGGGCGCATTGCTGAATTAAATAATGCAGCCATAAGTTATAGTTTAAGTTCAGACGACCCTGTAACGGCTATTGACGTTGAATTCAAGGACGGTTTAAATAACATTTACGATATTAAGGTTTTTAGAATAAAAAAATTAGGCGTAACAGACCCTAAAGTTAAAAAAATATCACTTGTTGGAATAACCAAACAAAGCCAAGCTGAATTTTTCGCAAAGATTACTTTCAATAAATTGGTAATGCAAAGAAGATCAACTTCAGTAAATGTAAATTCCAGTATGTTGAGTTTGAACCCATTTGATAGGGTTAGAATGGCAGACCCCACTTATTTTGATTTAACATTTGTTGACGGTGGCGGGACTTCCAATAACTTCAATAGCCAAGAGGCGGAATTAATCGGCTTAGATGGCATTGTATACACGCTATCAGAAAAAATAAAATTCCCCGAAGGTGGGATTTATGTTTTTGGTGAAATGAACATATTAATAACGAATGAATTTGGTGAAATTGATAATGCCGAAGAATTTAGAATTCTTCCATTGTCGGGATTGCCGTCTGATAACTTGCTAGATAAGGTGATAATACTTGATTCTTCTCAAAGCATTGTTACCAACTTCACCTTCAGGGGGCAAGTAATATCACCCCTTGCTGGGGCTACGCAGGTCGGCGCTAGAATATCGGCAACACCTATTCCAGTAACCCCAAATGATAACAGTTCAAAACTAGATGATTATTTAATAACTGGAATCGTCCCAGCCACAAACAACACTGTTAAAGTAAATTTGATAGAATATAATGAATTATTCTATAAACCTGATGCGCTAGCATCTGAAACAGAGCAGGAGATTTTATAACATGCCTTTAACCATACAAGATTTTGATGACGCGCTTGAAGATTTAAAGACAATCGGTGACGTTACAAATCTAACTCAAGACACAAAGCTTTCCAGCAGGCTAGGCGCTTTAATATCCACACTATTTAAAGCAATTGGTGATATTGGGTTTTTACCTAATGCTATTCCATGGACGCCTACAACGCTATTTGATAACCCTCAGCAATTAGTAACAGAGGGCAGCGATACCTATCGACTAAAAGAAGCTCACACTTCAGGCGCTACTTTTGCCGAAGATGCCAGCAAATGGACTCTATTTACTTCAGACCCTTCAATTCCAACAGTGACAGATTTGGATAATGCTGTTGATGGGTTTTTTAGATTTGATGGGACGGCTGCAAATGTTCCGCCTATTGGTGTTACGGGTGGCGGCTATCAAATAACTTCATCGCAAGGAAATATTAAAACTCAATATGTCCAAAGTGCTGGGTCATTTTTGTATGTTAGAAGCTTTAACGGTGTTGTGTGGACGGTTTGGGTTAGGCAAGTAGATGAAAATGATTTGAAGTTTTTAACAATATCGGGAAATAATTTTGATACTTTTGACGCTCAAGGTAATTTTGCTATTCAATTGCCAACCTCAACAACATTGCCCCCTAATTTTGAAACTAATATAGCAGTTCAAGACCATGCGACAATTGAGGTAATTAGAGGGCAGACAGTTACCGAGGCTTCGGGGGTGGTAGCAAAAAGAAGCCTAACAATTCAGCGATTGCATGGTATTGATACTCTAGGTGAGAAAACAACATGGAGTAGATACCAAGATGAAACCGATGTCTCGCCATCATTTGGCGATTGGATTCAACCTAGTGGTGGCGGTAGTGGTGATGCTGTCATTATTACAGATTTAGATAATGCGCCTGATGGATTTATTAAATGGGGCAATACCATTGCAAACGCACCAGCAGGAGCGGCTCATACTGGTTCGGGTTATCAAACAACAGCATTAACGGCGGGTGGCTCCAATTGGTCTCGATCTCAAGAAATAACAGTTGCCAAAGTTAGATACACAAGAACTGAAGACGAAGCTGTCGGGTGGCTGGAATGGCATAGAAGCGCCTATGTCGGAATTTATGGTATAGGATTCAGCGCCCAACAAACCACAAACATTGATGATATTGATGCTTCAAGCGGGGCTTTTTGGGTTGATGAAACCGTGGTTTCTGGTACTTATCCACCTGATGCCGTAGGTGACATAAGAATATTATTAGAACACGTACAAGGTTCAATACTTGATATTAACGGACTTAAAGATGATAAGTCCATGACAACGCAAACGCTGACTAGCGGGGTTAATGCTAACGATATTCGACAATATAAACGCTATAGAAATGAAACCCAAGTAAGCCCGTCATGGTCTGATTGGCATGAAGGAATAGACCGTGGTGATTTTGGGTATGCTGGAGCAGCACCAGAAGCACCTAATTTTGGGGATGCTGACGACATTGATACTACGGGTTCTTATTTCGCCTCTCAAAATTGCCCGACCGCGCACCAGTATTTAATTAGAGCAGTTAATAAAACCGTTACCGCTGGCAATACTTCAAAACATCAAATAGCAAGTAGGGCTGATGGTTTTGATTTTAAATTATTCCATCGTGGATATGATACAAATGGTAATTTTTGGAATGCGTGGGTAGATTTAACTGAAACAGGCGGTGGCGGTGGATTTACTCCGGCTATCGGTTATATGTCAAAAGACAATCTAACACTTAAATTGATGCCCACAATAACCGCTACGGTATTTCAGAAAATAGAAGATAGTGTAAGCGCCACTGTTTACGATGATTCAACAGGGTCAACTGGCGTTACTGTTGATTTGATAAACTCAACATTGGAAATCACAGCCGCCGGAACTTATAATTTAAAAATTGATGTTGAAATTTCAATTGATGCGCCTTTGTCGGATATTACTGTAAGTATTGCTAAATTTACAGGAGTAGAACCAGCTATACCCGTAGCTCTAGCCTCAAGATTAGTTAGATCAACAACAGCGGATAATTCAAATCAGCGTTATCATGTTGAAGTTTCAGGAACAGAGGTTTTAGCTATCGGTGATAAATTAATACCAATTGTGACCAGTAACGCAACAACAAACCCATCAATAAAATCAACTTCATTTTCAGCCATAAGGATTGCATAATGGGTATTTTACAAGAAGCAAAAGATAATAGAATTCGAGGTATTCGTGGCGAAATGTTGCGCGTCATTCATGCTGGATTTGATATTGGTGATAAACACTATAATTGCACAAATGACGATGTTAATTATTATACTAGCTCTCTTGTTGTGCTTCAGGCTGGCATTGTCCCCACTGTACCTGTTGCTCGCTTGTTTGGTGGGGAGTGGTCGGACTCTGAACATAATGAAGAAGACTTAAAATCAATAGCCCTAGCTGCTACTGTACTTGTGTTTGCGGCGCGCTTAAAGCGCCAAAGCATAGTTGACCTAATAAACACTAAAACAACTGTAAAAGCCGCTTATGGCGTAAAATGGGATTCAGTATGAGTAAATTTGTATTTGGCAAAAATTCTTTAAAGAATCGTGAAGGCGTTCACCCTGATTTAATTAGGGTTGATGACTTGGCAATAACATTAACGCTTGTTGATTTTGGGCATGGTGAATATTCAGGATTAAGAACCGCTGAAGATCAAAACCACCTTCACAAAAAAGGCGTTTCACCCAATTGCGATGGCTTCAAAGTAAAATCATTGCATCAATCAGGACGGGCATTAGATTTTCATGCTCACGTTGAGGGGCGCGGTTCTTGGAAAGAAGACCATCTAACAATGGTTGCTTGCGCCTATTTTCAAGCGGCATCAATACTAGGAATTAAAATAAAATGGGGCGGATTGTGGAAAGGTGGTAAAACACGTCATGGTATTCAATATGGGTGGGATTGCCCGCACATTCAGTTAGCCTAAACGAAAAAGCCCCGTTACTAAACCAGAAAGTAACGGGGCTAAAACAACCACAGCAAACAACCTAACTAAGATTAAAACCTTCGGAGAGGAAAAAACCTTAAATTCATAATAACAAAAACACCCACCCTGTAAAATCATTTATCCCTCATTTAAGAATAATTTGACACTTTCATTGCATTAATTCATAATTCGGTTATTATTACCAGAGCAAACAAACCGGAGTAAATAAAATGCGCGTACCAGTAGAAACAATCATTGAAATAAACAAGATTGATTACCCAGCAATACTAACTTATTCAGAAGATGAAAATAATTTTGAATTACATTCTTTGCATTTATTAGATAAAAACGAAACTGATATGACTTTTCTATTGTCAGATTTAGATGATCAGGCGGAATATTTAGACGTTGCCGAACGACACAGAGCGGAGTCTATCGAATGCAAATAGAAATTAAGGGGCGAACATATAGCCCCATTTTTAAAAAGGGATGCCGAAAAGTAATCGGCTTTATTGATGATAAAAACGAGGAAATACTAAGAAGCTATAATGAATACATATTATACAGCGCGGATAATGGCGCAAGATTTGCATTGTATTTAGATATTGAACCTTGTTATTTTTTACTAAGCGAAATCTTAAAAGAGATTGAGACTGATTTTATAGGGTTCATTAAAAACAAATCAATGACGGTGGAAAGGTTATGAAAAAAGAAGTATTTTTCATTCGTGACAAAGAGACAGCGCGGCATCTAATGGGCAACGCTTTTAATTCAGCCTTGAGGCGCTTAGATTCTGGAGCGGTCGTTGTGACATTATCTTGCGAAACGCGCACCATTGAACAGAATGACAAATTGTGGGCAATGCTAACGGACTTGTCTAAAAAGATTACCTACTATGGCAAAAAGAGAACAACGGCGGCATGGAAGGACATTGTGACCGTTGCTTGGCAAGCTGAAACAGTCGAGTTAGTGCCAAGCTTTGACAATACAAAATTAATAGCGGTCGGGCTATCAACCAGTGATTTAGGCGTTAAGGCATTCGCTGAAGTAGTTGAAGTTATTTATATGATGGGCGCTGACTTTGGCATTGAATGGTCTAAAAAATCAAATACGATTTTCAAAGAGTATAAACTTTATGATCAAGTTACTTAGCCATATTATAATTAACGTTCGGCTTTTATTGCTTAAAAGAAAACTTAATAAAAAACTTAAAGAAAAAAACCAGAGGATTGAAGATGGGAACATTGACAAAAAGGCTTGAAGAACTTGAAGTACAGCGCGATGAATTAACCGTGTGGATTGACGAATTAAAACAAGAAATAGCTGAAAATGCTTGCCCCTTTGTGGTGGGAATGGAAGTTGCTGTTTGTGGTTATGCCAGTAATGGAAAGCCAATGTTGATTGAAGAAATTTGTGGTATGCCACGACCAACAAAGCACAGCACTAAAAGCTTATGGAGGGTTCGAGGCTCTTTAATTAAAAAGAATGGTGAGCCGAGCAAGTTAACAGCAACATTTACTGACGCACAATATAAAAAGGCGATGAAATGAAAAAATTAGCTAAATTAGTTGTTGAATGGGCTGAAGCTAAAGGTCTTAATAAAGCCAACCCTAACGCGCAATTTAAAAAAGTATATGAAGAAATCGGTGAAACATCGGCGGCTTTACTTCTTAATGATATGCCGGAAATCATTGACGGAATCGGTGACGTTTACGTGACCTTGATTGTATTATCAAATCAGCTAAACATTCCTTTTGATTTTAATGACAAAGATGAAATCGAACATATTTCTGAAAATAGAGCATTTATTGACCTTGCTTTTTGCGTTGGCAACATCGGGCATCATATTGATAGTGAATCAAACTATAGTATGGGCTTTGTAAGCCATTACATTTACCTTGCTTGTGTTGCGTTGTCGCACCTAGCTAAACGCCGTGGGCTGACCGCTGAGCAGTGCCTACAAACTGCTTATGATGTTATTAGCAAGCGAAAAGGTAAAATGGTTGGCGATGTTTTTATTAAAGAAAAACCGCAAGCGGATTGGAGCAAAAAAAGTGGCAAATAGAATAGCCGCAAGGGTTGACGCAAATCACGGAGAAATCAAAAAGGCATTTATCAGCCTTGGCTGTTCTGTTTCGGATACGTCCGGCGCGGGCAAAGGCTTTCCTGATATTGTTGTGGGCTACAAGGGGATAACCGTTTTAGTTGAAATAAAGGACGGTGAAAAAACACCTAGCCAAAGAAAACTTACAAAAGATCAAATAATATTTCACGGCAATTTTACGGGCGCAATTGCTGTTGTAAAAGACGTTGACGATGTTTTGAAGATTTATAACAAGCTAATAATGAATGAAATTTCCTTTCGTCATTACTGGAAATTAGACAACGGTTATTAACTGCTATATTTATTAACAAGGTCATAGGTTAAACTATGACCTTTTTTTTATGGATGAAAGAAAAGGGAGTTTGTTATAATTAGAAACAGTTTGATAAAAAGAGCGGGAAAAAATGACTGATGTTTCGGGCATGATGGATAAATTAAAGCCAAAATACATTATTGCTATTGTTTTATGCGGTAGTTTGATAAATATATTGCCAAGCATTTATACAGAGTACAATAATAAAAGCTCAACTAAGCCAATAGGCGCGGATGATACTATTAGGGACGTTGCTAAAACCTTTACCTATTACAACCGCTCTATCATAGACGGCTTTAAAAACCTTCTTGATTCAAATATGACGCTAAGCAACAGAGAATATTCTACTTTTGTTTACGACCTATTAGAGCGGGGTTGGAGTCAAGGTTTTGCAGAATTAAACAGACATCCATTTTGTATGAAAAACGTTGGTGAATGGGTAGAACAAAATATAAATTCAGATGATACTTTAAAAGAAGAATCGTTAAGTGTTGTAAGCAATGGGCAAATAACAACCAGTGAGAAAATTATAATGCTAGAATTATTAATACTTTCATATTCCCAGAAAACCGGAAAATCATTAAAAACCCATTTAAAGAGTGTTGAGAAATGCAAAAAATCCTAATTACTACATTGATGTGTATTAGTGCTTTTGCTCAGAGTGAATCACTTGTTTTACACACCGTAGCACAGCCCCCATATATTTATGAACCATACAGAGAGAATCAAGGCGCATTGATGGAGGCAACGAAACTAGCCTTTGAAGATGCCAAAATTGATTACACGGTTGTTTACCACACTGAATGGGATGAAGCATTTAACGAGCTAAACACGCGAAGCAATGCGGTTTATGTTGCCGATATAACGAACATAAACCGTGATGTAATGTATGGTTCTGTAAATACTGGGTTCATCGTTACAAATGCCATTTATGCAAGAACAGACAGCTATTTTCATTATGACGGAATCGAAAGCCTAAAGGGTATGAAAATAGGTATTGTTAGCGACCGCCTAACAGGTGACAAAGAATTTGATAAAAAATTCATGCTTAACAAATACGACTTCAGACAAAAAAACGATGTAGAACACCTTCTAATGTCGTTATATATGGGATGGGTTGACGTTGCCATATTACCGCAAGAACTCGCTGAACACTCTTTACGAATGAGGTTTGGGAAAACACAATACAAGATTGAACAACGAGGACAACTAAACAAAGAATACCTTCGGCTTATTTTCAATAACAAAATCTCAAAAGAAACAATTAGAAAAATTCAAAAATCTTATGATGAAGTAAGAAAGGGAATTAGGATTTATTGGTAATAATTTTACAAATAGATTGCAATAAATCAAAAAAGGGCTATTATTCCAATTAATCAAGGGAAACAAACCAGTTTATCCCGTTGGAGAAATAACCATGACAACCACACAGATTTTTAATTTCCTCGTTAACCGCCTCAAGTTCATTGATGAAATGAGAGTTTCAGAAAAACTAAAGTTAATCCTCGTTCGTAAATTCTTATTAAAAAACGGCGCGACAAATTGCCCGTCATTTGAATCCTTTAAAATCTCCGGCGTTTCAATTTCAGCTTCATTATTAAATAATGAAATCACCATTTCAGTTAGGGCTTAATCATGCTTACAAAATTAAGAACATTATTTAGAAAATCAAAATTAACAATGACGCAAGCGGCAATAGAATGCTGCATGACAACGCCGGAATTTACCCTTTTAATGCAAGGCAGAACTTCAGGCATCCCAAAAACAGCTATTAGAATCTTAGAAATAAATATAAAGCTGAATGAATCAATACAAGATAATGAGCAATTATTAATTGAATTACAGGAAGAAAGAAGCTTATGAGCCATAAAAAGAAAAGCTTTCCTGAAAGCATGTTTGCAACTTTCTATAAAAATCTGAGCGATAAATTACCGCCAAAGCATTTTAATTATAATTGTTCGTCAATGTCACCACTTGAATTGAATATAGCAATGTCGAAAGCGTTAGCTGACTCAATACACGAAGACAACATAAGAGCAGCTAGAGAGGCTAGAGGCTTTTGTGAGCCATTACAGGGCAATAGAAAGTCCGTAATGTTCAATGATGGCAGATATGAACTAACAACAAATTTAACTCAAGATTCACTAATCAGATCACTAAAGGTTTTATATGCAACTTTCTAAAGGCAAAAAAGAATTCACTATGACTTTAACTCAAGGTTATTTTGAATCTAGTAAATTTAGCGTTTATTCATATTCTTATTGCGAGCCATTACCACCTGTTTCTCTTATGGAAAACAAAATAGTAATACCTGATGATACTTATGAAATAAGACAAGCAATTGATATTAAATTTACAATTGATTTAACGGAAAGATTTATTTCAATAAATATTTTATCAAATGATAATTCTATGGCTGACTTAGAAAGACCATTTGGATTTATAAACTTTAGAAAAGAAATAGAGCAAGTTGATATTGATATGTTTATATATTCAATGTGCGACGTTATAGGAGGCAAAGAATATAGAAACAATTGTCTTAATTATATGTCGCAATTTATAACACGAAGACCATTACCACCACAGGGCTTTGAATAATGAAACAATGGATTAAAAGGGTTTTCCCTTGCTTGCTTTCTGAAGTTGAAACAGAGAATATTCTAAAAGAGAAAATGAAAACAAAGGACGCAGAATTCAAAAGAACAGTTAGTGAATTCAAAGCACAAGTAACAAAGCAAGAGGCGCAAATTGAAAGCCTTGGCGTGATGTTATTTGAGCGTAGAAAATATGTAAAAGAATTAAAATTATCTATCGAAAAAATAGGAGATAAGGGAGGTAATTAACATGGTTATTAAAAAAAACCATAAAGAAGTTTATGCTTTTCAAAAGTGGTGGGATGAAGTAGGCAGCTCTATAACGCCATTAATTAATAATGATATGGCTGAACATTCTATGATTATCGGCTTAATGGCGTTTAAAGAGGCTTTGAAGACGAAATGGCATGAAGCCACTGAAAGACCCGACTTTGATTACCATAACTTTCAGAACCGCGTTTTGGTTGAATCTAGCTATGGTGTAAGGTGCGCTTGGTTCTCAACGATTGACCAATGCTTTCAAGATTGCGAAACAGATACGGACGAGGACACAATGGGCATCAATGGAAAACGCTTTGTTGTCTACCGATGGCAGTATTTACCGGAGGGAAAAGAAGAAAGTGTTTAGCCCGTTAATTCGGGCTTTTTATTGCCTGCTATAAATAAATGAGAATAGTTTTACAATTACCTTGCATGTAACGAAAATATCTCTATAATTCATTTTATCAGCTCAACAACTAAACGAGATAACGATTATGAAAACAATTAAACTTTTTGATAAATCCGGCAATAAATCAATAGGCGTTTTTCACGACCATCAAGGATTTTTAGCTTTAACTTTCGCTGAATCAAAAACTTTCAAAACTGAAAAAGGCGCGTTTAATTGGTTGGCAAAGCGTGGTTATGAAGTTAAAGAAGCACCAGTTGTGCAAGTTCTGGCAAAGACAGAAACCAGCCTTCTAGGTTATCACTATCAAGCTGAAAAATATTCTCATGGGTTTGTGGTCGCTGAATACAGAAACGGCGAATTAATGGAATACAAATCGGAGTTTATGAAGTCAAAAGATTACATTATGAAAATATTTAATCGTGTTCGATGTAACTTAAAGGAGATTTAAACCATGAAAAAAATACTATTAGTTTTGGCAATCGTATCCTTAACAGCGTGTAATGATGGCGTTAAACGCTCAGAATGCGGCTATACAAGCGATGATTACTTAAGATACAGAATTATAGAAACGGGCGAATATTGGGTTATAAGCACAGCTAACGGCGCTAAGCGAAAAGTAAATCCTGTTTCATGCTCGGTTTACTACCAAGACATAACATTAATTGATATTTCATTTATTGACGTTACATTTAACAGCATACGATAACCGGAGTAATAACCATGAATGATAAATTTTATTTAGGCAGATCAAAAAAAAGCGGTGAAGATTTAGCGGGTATTATTATCGGCATACCGTTAACGCTTTTTATGGGCTGGGCGGTCTGTAAGTTTATATTAATGATGTTTACCGGAGAGTAAAAAGATGGCTAATAAAATTATTGAAAAAATGAAGCGTTGTAAAAAATGCAAAAAGCATACTGTACACAAATGCAATTCTGACTCAATGGGTATACTGGCACTAATGATAAACATAATACTTGTTGTCATTACGGGCGGTTTTTGGCTTATACCATTGTTTTTGTATTTAATATTAACCATTCCATTTTTTAGTAAATGGACTTGTAGCGAGCATTAACCGGAGAAATAACCATGAGTAAGAAAAAAGTTAAATATTATTATGTATACGATGGGCGCGGAATAGAAGACGGACAAGTATTTGCCGTTATCAATGCAAAGAGTGACCAGCAAGCCCGCAAAGAATGGGTGGAAGAATGGGAAGATTATGACACCACTCTTTTTGATAATAATGGAAACCAGATATTTTAACCGGAGAAACGACCATGAATAACCAGAAACGAATTATTAAAGTGACTAACTGTAATGAATGCCCATTTTGCGGTCAGTGCGCGGCATGGCAAAAGCTAACCAAAAAGCAGATCGTAACCTTAAACCTTGGTGTTGGAATACCCGCTGACTTCATGCTTGCTGAATGTCATTTAGAAGCCGAAGAAGATACCGATAAAATGAAAAAGCTTATTGATAAGCATATTACAGGCGTTTCTTGTAATGACTGTGATGAATTTCTTGAACATTGTGAATGCGAGGGCAACCAGCTATGAAACTAACTAAAAAAGAACAGGCATGGCTTGACCGTCTTGAAAAATTACTATCAGCCGCGCCGAAAAGCTTAGACAAAAAAGTTAGTTCTTATACTGTCGGTGATGCTGATATTGTCCTATATGATAGGGCTAAATACGAAAAACACTTTGAAGAAAATCCAGTGCCATACACTGATAACCGTGATCAATGCAGCCTTGTATCTGATTCAGATAGTGAGATTGTAACTTTTGATTTCCCTTTTTCAATTGAATCAACAGCGGGGTAAATAACCATGACTATTAAAATGAAGCTAACTAAAAGTGAATTCACGCAATTAGTGAGCGGTATTGTAAGCGGCTTATCTATTGATAAAAGCGACCAGTGGCATGATGTAAGGGATTATGAAAACCTTGATTGTGAAGATATTTTAAGCCTTGTAGATGAATACTTTGAAGGTGTTGATTGCGATGATAACGACCGCCTAACAGAAGAAAACAAAAACCTTCTTGATAATCGCGCCGACTTAGTTGAATTTATTAAATTAACATTAATTCGTGGCATTGAAAAAGATGAAGAATTAAAAAATCTTAAAGAAATAAACGAACAGCTATCAAAAGAATTAGCTGAATCAGTGAATTTTATAAATGATATGGGCGATAAAATGGGAAATTTAGCAAGTAGGGGTAAATAGCCATGTTTTATAAGCTTTGTTCTTCTTTGCGGACTGCTTATTTAAGCAATCCATTATTTAAAAGTGGTTGTAAATTATCATTTGAAAATCGTGATACTTATATAGAAATGACTGAAAAAGCAATTGTTTTGCAGATTGAAGAAAATGAACGATTACAAAAACAATTAATAAAATACGCCTCGAAATACGGCGCTATTGAATAACCGGAGAAATAAAAATGGGTAGCCCTTACATAAAGAAAACAATAGACCCTTCAGAACCTCATTATTTTGTAATGAAGCCTGAAGAAATTGGTGATAAGCCAAATAGGGTTATCCCTTCGCTTACAGTATGCAAAATATGTGGCTCATTTCGAGAAACTAAAATTTGTATAAGACATTATATTTCGGAGGTATAGCAATGCTATTTAGAAAAACAATGAAGACAAAGAAAAAGCAAATATTCACAAGCAAAGATAATGATTATAAATCTAAGTCTCTTTATCGCTTAACAACGTATTGGTTTTTAATTATACCGATATATTCTTATGAAGAATTTATTGATTAGCCGGAGTAATAACCATGACAATATTAAAAATTTATAGCTACGGTGGTCGCAGGGTTTGTAATAGCTGCGGAGAGTATCGTGATCAGTGTGATTGTATTGATGATTTATAAGCTAATAAAATATAATTAAAGGGGTATGGCATGAAAAGATTAGTTTCAACAGATGGCAATGGTTCAAATTTAATTGACGTTAAGGGGCTGGGGCAATACGTACCAATTAAAGTTTCTTATGATCAAGAAAAGAAAATAAACATTCTAAAAAATCGCGTTGCCGAATTAGAAAAAAACATTTGCATCTATGCGCGCGAAGAAATAGCAGAATTTCACTTTGAAAGTGATCAAGAGGCGTTAGACTTCTTTTCAAAATACGATAAATAACCGGAGTAATAACCATGAGCAAAGAAGATTTAACTCAAGAAAAAGTAAACGATTTATTTAAAGCAGTAAAATTAGAGTGGGATAATGCCGTTGCTGAAAGTGGCAGAACTGAGAAAATGTTTATCATTATGGATAGATCAGGGCTTGTAAGTAATTTTATGTTGAATTATAAGGAAGCAAAAGACCATATTGAAAGCCTTGGTTTAGAAGTCCCTTTTGAAATTGAAGGCTTAACAATCACATTTAATCAGGAGTAATAACCATGAAATTTATTAGAATTAATAGTTTTTTGATAAACCTTGATAACGTAACCAGCATAAATATTTCTGATGATAACCTTATGATTTTTAGCTTTGAGAAAGATGATGAACTATATGTTGAATGCCCATCAAATCAGACAATGGAGGCAATGAGGGGTAATATTCTAAAGGCAACGGGATTGGATAAGCCAATATTACCACCACCGCCAACACCACCAAATAATAAGGCGTGATTATGAAAAACAAAATATTAACTATAAATGCTGGTGATGTGGTTAAGATGAAGTTCGATTCAGGATTTAGCATGGTTGAATCTGTTGATTATGACCAAAAAACTTTCCTGATAGATGCAGGTGATGACTACAAGTACGAATATGATTTAGATGAAGTGCAAGAGGTTTACCGAAAAGATTTTAATTAAGCATAAACAACTAGCCCTTTGATTAGGGCTTTTTCATGCCTGAAATTTAGTTTCAAGTTTGAAACTGCCATTAATAAATTAAAATAATCATTGCTAATATATATACTTTCTATATAGTGAGTATATATCAACTGAGGATTACAAGATGAAAAGATTAATTGATTTTAAAAGCCTGTTTGAAGAAATTAAAAAGTTTGCTGATGACCATTGTGAAGGAAATTTTTCACTAGCAGTTAGAACGCTGATTAAGAAAGGTTTACGTTCACAGCCTGAGCATTAGAAGGGGTTTAATCATGCACTATTACCAATTCAATATAGGTGATTACGCAAGCCATACAAGCAGGTTAACCCCGCTTGAAGACGTGGCATATAGAAGAATGTTAGACGTGTATTATTTGAGTGAACAGCCGTTGAACGGGTGTGCAACAGACGTTGCTAGAGAGATTGGAATGACTGAATATCTTGATTCAGTTGAGTACATTTTAGCGAAGTTTTTTATCAAAGAAGAAAATTGTTTTTCACAAAAAAGAATTGATTCTGAAATCAAAAAATACAAATCTAATGCAAAAAATAAAAGTAAAGCTGGCAAGGCATCCGCGAAAGCTAGACGCAGCAAGGCTTTGGAGGGGTCAACACCTGTTGAACAGACGTTGAACACAAAGGCAACAACTGAGCAACTAAACATAAACCATAAACCATTAACCATTAACCAAGAAACAGTAAGTGATAGTAACTCTTGTTCGGAGAAGAAACCGAACGTGAAAAAGTCCAAATATAATTTTAATGATGATCAGATGAATTTTGCTAAGTATTTTCAGAAATGCTTGAAAGAAATTAATCCTAATCAAAAAGAACCGAATTACGAAGCATGGGCAAATGATGTTCGATTGTTAAACGAGGTTGATAAACGTGATGGACAATTGATAAATTCAGTTTGGGAATGGGCAAGGAAGGATTCATTTTGGCAATCAAATCTTTTATCACCGTCAAAATTTAGAAAACAGTTTGACGCTTTGGTAATCAAATTAAATCAAGTGAACGGAAAAAGCGAAAATAACAGCAATTCAACAATTGACGTACTGAAGGAAATTTATAATGAACAGCAATCAATTAGCTCTGAAGGTAATGGTCAAATTATCGGCAATGTATCCACAGGGGGAATCACAATTCAAGGGCGATAAAGAAAAAATCAAGGCGTACATGGAAGAAATAAAAAATGGCTTGGAATCAAAAGAATTATGCAATGAAGAATTTCTTGAAATTGGGTATAAAAATTTACTTGATATAACGGGCAATTTTTACCCTTCTGTACCAACGTTTATTCATGCTTGCATGCCAGCGCCGCAAAATTGGGGCTTGCCAACGGCTCAAGATGCCTTTGATATGGCAGGAAAGCTGTCTAGCAGCCATTTAAAACATACATTGCCCCCATTGGTACAGATGGCGGCAAAAAGCCATTGGGGAGAGATTGGAGCGGGTAAGGGCTATAAAATATTTTGTGTTCGCTATGAGGATTTATTTTATAAATGGGTTCGCAATCAAATTAAACTTGAAATTATGCCTGTACCAATCGCAGCACCAGCAAAGCGCGATAAAACCGAAGCGGAAAAGCAACGTGGTAGCGATTCAATAAAAGATTTAATTAACTTAGTCGGTGGTGATAAATGAGCAAAGAAAATAAAATGGCGGTCAAGAGTATTTTAATGACCGCAATATTATTTTTCGTATTAGGTTTTTTTGTTGGGGAGGTTGTATGAAAATATTAGTATTAGGCGGTTATTCAAGCCGACATATAATCGCGGCTTTGGCTGCTATGGGGCATAGCATCCATGAAAAAAAACTTGGTGGAAATATTGAAGGATTTGGATTTAGCGGGGTAACTATTGATGACGATTTTGGAATGACACAATCAATATTTTCTCTTGACGCGCTTGAAGAATTACAAAAAAAAGACGAACGAAAAAAGTGGAAATCAGCACAAAGAAAAAATCATTGGAAGGGTTCGAGATATGAGTAATTTATTTTCTAACGAATGCGAACAAGCGGTTATTGGAGAACTGCTTATTGATTCAGATTCGTTTGATAAAATTTCGGACATTATTGATTCAAGTTGTTTTTACTCCATTGCAAATAAAACTACTTATTTAGCAATTGAAACCCTGTTGAATGCTAATAAGCCTTGCGATGTTATGACGGTATCAAACGCCTTAACGTTAAGCGGAAATATAAACGATGTCGGCGGAATTCCTTATTTAACGGGAATGATGGAGTTAGCCGCAGGGTCTTTAAATGTAGTTGATTACGCCGATATTATCAAAGAAAGGTCTGTTTTACGGGGTTTAAATAGCGTTTGTGGTGATGTTATTCATAGTTTAAGTAATCCTTCAGGTGTGGACGTTGAAACGCTGCTAGAAGGCGCACAGGCTGGAATAATGGCATTAACTGACTCAACAAACACAGAAGAAGGTTTTGTTGATGGTAACGACCTTGTAAAAGCGGCATTACTTGGTATTGATACCCGCTTTAATTCTGATAGCACGTTAACGGGCGTTGACACTGGCTTTGAAGATCTAAATGAAATAACCGGAGGATGGCAAAAGACAGATTTAATTATCATCGGCGCGCGTCCTTCAATGGGTAAAACAACGCTAGCAATGAACTTTGTTCACACAGCTATCACCTCACAGCCTTTGCATGTATGCGTTTTTAGTTTGGAAGTACCAAGGCAAGAGCTAATAAATAAAATGCTTTGTAGTGGTGGCAGGATTGATGCCAGCCGAATGAAAACCGGAAAGCTTGAAGGCGATGACTGGGCAAAATTATCATCCGCAGTAAATAAAATTACCGATAAAAACTTTTCAATTGATGACGCAAGCGGTATTTCACCTGCTTACATGCGCAATAAATTACGCAAGCAATTGAGGGAAAAAGGCAAAATCGGAATGATTATGATTGATTACCTTCAGCTAATGAAAATCAAAGGGTTCTCTGAAGGTAGGCAACAAGAAATTTCTGAAATCTCAAGACAGCTAAAAGCACTCGCAAAAGAGTTTGATTGCCCCGTTGTGGCGTTATCTCAGTTAAACCGATCATTGGAGCAACGACCGGACAAACGCCCTATCAATTCAGATTTGCGTGAATCAGGCGCAATTGAACAGGATGCCGATGTGATCACATTTATTTACCGTGATGAAGTTTATAATGATGATACGCCGGACAAAGGCACAGCGGAGATATTAATAAGAAAGCATCGGAACGGGCAAGTGGGAATGGTTAGGCTTTCATTCCTTGGTAAATACAGCACGTTTACAAATCACGCTTATGATAACGGCGAATACTAAATTTAAGAATAATTTAACAAAGTGCTTGCATTAAGTTAAATTATCTCTATTATTCAATCTATCGAAACGGCAGCAATGACGCAGCCAGTAAAAACCAGAGTGAAAAAACCATGAAAGAATTAAACCAGATTATCAACGATAAAATGGCAGAGCTTTTAACTAACGGCGTGATTGAAAAAGCCATTGAAGAAAAACTTGAAAACGCATTACAAGAAGCAATACGTGACCAGTTCAGCTACTCCGGCGCAATCAAGAAAAGCATCGAAACAGCCATGAAAGAGGGTCTTGGTATTGATTTAAGTAATATTGATTTTGATTCGTATAATCAGCAAATGCTAACAGCGGTTAAGGTTAAAGTCGGCAATATGTTTGCAGGCGGCGCGGTTGCAAAATTCAATGAAGATATGGACGAATTATTCAAAGTAGCGCCAAAGGAAGTTTCAATAAATGAGTTAGTTAATATTGTTGTGAAGCATTGGCAAAAGGACGACTACCGCGACAACGATAGCTTTGATGAATATGCAACGGTCGAATTAGAAGAAAGCAGCTATGGCAGCTATTCGTTAAGTATTTGGAAAAAGCTTGAAAGTAGTTCAACTTCAATTTATAGCAGCGGAAAAAACAGAGCTGATGTTGTTCTTTTTATTAACCAAGAAGGTGAATTAAGAATAAATCACAGACACAGCTATAACCCAACCTGTTTTGATGAAGTTGAAACTTTCATTTTTAAATTGTATTCAGCAGGCACAAAAATAACGGGGCTTGATGAATTTGATGCTGATGATTGTGAATTGCAAATTCTTGATGAAGATGAAAATTATTAATTAAACGCGCCTTCGGGCGCACTAATAAAACAAACCAGAGTACAAAAAAATGAAAATACCAAGCCAGATTTTAAAAAGCATGTTAGCCGCAGTAGCACAGAAAGACGTTCGTTATTATCTTAACGGCGTAAATATCAACGGTAACCGATTAGAAGCTACAAACGGTCATTATATCTTCACCGCTACATTCCCTGAAACCATCGGAGACAATCAAATATTTAATTTAATTGGCGCAAAGATTCCGGCAAATGCCTACATGACGGAATTCAGTAAAATTGAAGTTGATGAAAATGAAGAACATGAAGAACATGAAAGTGTTGAAAATGCAGGTAAAACCGTGGCAATCCATAAAGACCGAGTGGGTAACTTTGTAGGCTGTAATATTGTAAATGTTATTGATGGTAAATATCCCGACATTGATAGAACGGTAAAAGATTTTAAAGAAACGCCCGTTAGTACAATCGGTTTTAATTCGGTCTATATGGGCTTACCTTCAAAATTATTCGGTAAAAATGCAGACAATATGAAGTTTACTTTTGGCGGCGAAAGAAGCGCAACAAAGGTTGATTTTAACAAGTACAACGAAATGAACGGCTTTGATATAGAGCTTCAAATGATCTTAATGCCAGTTAATTTATAAGGGGTAATCTATGACTAATCAAAATTTACAAACAGCCCAATCATGGGGCGATATAATCGGCGCTATTGAATCTGACTTTGTTGCGGTATCTGAAGCCAAAGAAAAGCAAATGGTTACATGGCGAGAAGAAGCAGAATATGCGGTTCAGGCAATCAATAAGAACCCGTCATTGGCAAAGTGTACGCCGTATTCAGTACAGGCAGCGGTAAAAAATATCGCTTCAGTGGGGCTTACCTTGAACCCTGTAAACGCTTACGCATACTTAGTGCCGGAGTATGTCGGCGGCGGTCAACAATGCCAGCTTAGAATCTCATATAAGGGGTTGATAAAGTTAGCTGAAAATAGCGGCGTTGTTAAGTTGGTGAAAGCCGATGTTGTCCGAGAAAATGACGTATACATTGATAACGGTATGCTTGAGCGACCGACATTTAAAAAGAGCTTTCCCTTTGATGAAGAAAAACGTGGAAAGCCTGTTGGTGTTTTCTGTATCGCTAAATTAGACGATGGAACTTATTTAGTTGAAACCGCGCCGTGGGCTGATGTTATGTCAGCAAAAGAAGCGGCAAAAACTAAAAACGTTTGGAATAAATGGGAATCGGAAATGGCTAAAAAGTTCATTATTAAACGAGCTTATAAAACCTTTCCATCGGCTTCACAAGAACTTTCAATTGCGGTTAATCTTCTCAATGATCAAGAAGGAAGTCGTGATGAAAGCTCAGATTACACCGAAGACGAAAAAGAAAAGTTTATGAAATATCTTGAAACCGGAACAGCCATTGAATTTGCGGGGTATATTGATTCGCTAGATGAAAAATCTTATGCCTCGTTATATAACTCTTTTAAAGATGGCGATAAGGTATCAAATAAAAAGCTATGCGCCAAAAAGCAGCAAGAAGGCATTAAACAAATTCGTTTAGTTCTTGCTGATATGAATAGCGATGATTCAGAAGTTGCTGAAGATGCTACCGAGGCGCTAAACCCTTTGGAAGTTAAAATATTAAACCGATGGAGAGATAAATAAGAATAGTTTTACATTATGCTTGCATAATAGGAATAAATCTCTATTATGTAGGCATACCAATCAGCAACCAGAGTAATGAAAATGGCAAAGGCTAGCGTGTTATATTACGGGAACAATTCAGCAGGTAATAAGGTCGATGTTGCAAAAAGAGAATCTGACGGCAAGTGGTTCTCAAGATACGAAGAAAAAACAAATTACGGCTATAAAATGTGCAAGTGGTATGAATCAGAAGAACCAAGGAAAAGCGTTATTAAAAATGAATATTCGGGTGAAGTTTGTGGAAAGGCTTATTTTTGGGGATTTAACAAGCTTTCTGAATTAAAAAATCCTTCAGTAAGATTGCCAAACTAATTAAAAAGAGTAATGAAAATGAAGTTAAGCGAAGTTCAAGAAGTCGCAGTAAGTACAAGACCATTTATTACGGTAAGCGGCTTTAAATGCCTTATTACCACTTTTTCAATTGGTGAAAATTCGGGATTTTTAGAATTTGAAATTGTGTTTCATCAATTTGATGGTTTTTTTGAAGGTCATATTTCATCAAAAACACATATTAAAAATGATGTTGAACTTATTATGTTTAGCGAGGTTTGAAAATGGAATTACACCCAAGAGTAAGTAAAAACGGTTTTACATACCCTAAGCCAGAAACCGAAGAACTTGAATATGGAACGCTTTATTACATACCAACGCTTTCAGGGCATCAAAAATCAAGAGAATGGATTGATACCATTGTTGACCATGAAAACCTTGAATCAGGATTAGTTCACCTTGACGAATGGCGAGCCGAAGAACACGCCGAACAGATCATTAAAATTTTAGCCTCCTTGTAGGGGCTTTAAACCGGAGTAATAAGAATGAATGTAATTGATTTAGTCGTAACTGAGGTTGTCGGTAATGTTTACAAACTTAGTACGATACCAGATAGATTTTTTATTGAAGTAAAGGCTACGGCGTACGGTAGCGAAAGCGAACACACACTGATGTTTAGCGATGAATCAAAAGCATCTGAAGTGAAAATTGGTCATACTTTTCAAGCGTAAATTGGAGTAATAAAAATGAAATTTGAAATTGCAATTAAAGTTGATGTTGAAGTTGAAACGGTAGTTATTCAAATTCCTTATGATGTAAGTGAAGACCGAGAATGGCTAAAAGAGATAAGCACAAGTGAAGAATTCTTTGAAATGGAAGTTTACGTTGAAACCGGACAAATCAAAAATTGGTCATTCAATGAGTATGAAGAAATCAGCCTAAACCCGCGAGATTCTGGTACATATATCTTAAAGGACGATGAAGGCGATAACCTAATAATGTTGGAACAAGAACCCGTTCCTAATGAATTAATTGTTGGTGAATATGGCGATACTATCGACCTCATTATTGATAAAAGCGGATTGATTACCAACTGGCATAAAAACCCTACAATTAACGATTTCTCGCATAAGGAAGAAGAATAATGACACACGTTGTATCAGGATTAATTAGAAAAGCGCCTTACATTCAGGTTTTAGATAACAATACGATGTTTGTGGTTGAGCTGTCAGAAATGACGAAAGAAAAAGACGGTTCAAAGACTTACACAAATTACAGTGCGGCTTTATTTGCCAAGACTGAGGCAGCAATTAGCTACTTCACACAAGCAACGGCTGAAGGTGCTTTTATTGTTATTGCTTGCGATAAGTTGACCATTCAAAGCAGAGAGAGCAACGGCAAAACCTATACAAAATTACGAATGGAGCAAGCAAGAATAGCGGGCGGTCAATATGGGCAAGGTGTTCAAGGCGGGCAACCAGCACAACCGATGGCTCAGCCTATGGCACAACAGGCACAACCAGCGGCGCAACCAGCACAGCAGCAAGCACAATGGCAACAACCAGCACAACAGGCACCAGTACAGCAGCAGCCAGTCCAGCAAGCGCCAAGCGTTCACCCGTCACAAAACATGCAAAATATGACGGCTGAACAGTTAGCGCAACAGCAAGCGCAATGGCAGCAACAAAGCCAGCAACAAGCACAGCAGGCGGCGCAGGGTGGTGATTGGGCAAATCAGCAAGCACCAGTGGCAACGCAGCAACAAGCACCACAACCAGCACCAGCAAATAGCTTTGATGATTTTGAAGACGAAAAAATACCTTTTTAAATAATAATCATTCTTATTAAATAACAACCACAACAAACCAGAGTAAAAAACATGAATATTGAATTAATAGCAAAAGAAACAAAATTAGTAGTTTTCTCAACTGAAGATGGACTATTGCCAGAAATTGAGCAAGCAAGGGCGTTTGTTGCTGATTTTGAGTATGACCTTACAACTGACAAGGGGCGCAAGGATATAACGCGCCTAGCCGCTAAGGTTGCCAAACTGAAGACCACTTTGGATGGTATGGGTAAGGAATTAGTTTCTGAAGCCAAAGCTAAATGTAAATTAGTTGATGTTAACCGTAAAAAAATGCGGGAAGAACTGGACAAATTGCGAGATATTGCTAAGCAACCATTAGTTGAATGGGAGGCGGCGCAATTAAAGATTGCCACCGAAAACGTGGCTAGAATAAAGGCTGAAGAATTGGCAAAAGAAATTGAAGATTGTCATGAATTCGCTTTGCTTCTTAATGAAAAATATGACAGAGATTTGGCAGATAAAAAAGCCGAAGAAGAACGCCTGATTAAAGAGCAGGAAGAAAAAGATAAGGCTGATAAAATCGCTGCCAAAGAAGCGCAAGAAAAACGAGAAGCGGAAATAAAGAAACAAGCCATTGCTGACGAACAAGTCAAAGCTGAAGCTAATAAGAAGCGCCTAGAGCAAGAAAAACAAGACTTGATACTAGAGCAAGAACGCCAGCAAAAACAGGCTAAGAGAGACTTAAAAACAGAGCAAGAACGAGCAAAGCAGGCATCAATAAACTCTCAACGTGAAGCAAAAGAAGCGGAGCAAAGAAGAATTGAGGCTGAAGAAAAAGCCAAACAGGACGCCAAAATAGCCAAAGAAAAAGCTGAAGCTGAAGCTCTGAGATTAGCCAATCAAGTAAAGCAGGACGCTATAAACGCTGAAAACAAACGCCTTGCTGATATTCAGGCAGAACGCGACCGAATAGAATCTGAACGGGTAGCCGAAGAAAACCGAGTTGCTGAAGAATTGCGAGTTAAATTAGCCAATAACGCGCACGTTTCAAAGATTCGCGGCGCGGCAAAAGATTCATTTATGGCGCTTGGTTTGGATGAAGAACTTTCTAAGTTGATAGTTTTAGCCATTAATAGCGGCAAAGTAGCAAATATTTCAATTACCTACTAATCAACAACAGCCCGTTAATTCGGGCAAAGGTTTTATTATGCAATGGAAAGGCACGACAGCAGCGCACAAAAAGTGGAATCAACGTGTAAGAAAATATGCCGATGACCACGGCGCGGAACCTTACGGCGATTTCTTTAATTATCAAATTCACCATGTAGCCGGAGCAAGCTATAAGCATAATAAAGTTTACATTGGTAATTGGTTTGTATTGCCTGTTTCTTTTCAATACCACGATATGAGCAGCAATGACGCTTTGAACGTAACCCACCACAGAAGGCACTATGAAGAAGCCTTTGGTAAACAAAGTGCTATATGGCTTGAAATGGTTAACGTCATTCGTGATCAGGACGGAACGCTGCCTTTTAGTGATGAAGTAATTGAAGCAGTTCTTGATTCTAAGTATTAATTGCAACTATAATGTAAACTTATTACCAACAAAGAAGAATTAAATATGAATTTACGAGCGTTTTTAAAAGCCAATTATGCGCCGACAGCAACTATATTAGGCGGAAAATTAAAAGTCACACGACAAACAATTAATAATTACCATAAAAAAAGACCGGTATTCCTCCAAGCCATTGTTGACGGCTTCAAGTGGATGCGAATTAATGAAGATATTAGAGAATCATATTGTAAAACGTTTACCCCTGTTTCTATCGTGTCCGGCGTTAAACGATATGAATTAAAAAAGTTGTTTTCTGATAATTATTATTCAGGTTCAATTAAGGAATTTAGCCGGATTATTGGCGTATCGGATACCAAGACGTTAGTTTCATGGATTGATGAAAAGCCGGAAATATTACAGGCTGTTCTGAATGGTTTTAAATGGCAAATGCTTACCAGAAAACAGGAAATGGATGTGTTTTATATGGTTAGGCATAAGCCTAGCCTAAACATGTATAAGGTGTTTTACCAAGAAAATGAGCAGGTAGCATTGGTTTGTGATGAAAACCATTTCAAGGCACGTTTCGCGGGCATTAAAGCGTGGAATGAACTAATAACCCCTGACTTAACCTATTTTAAAGTTAGAATAGCGCCGGAATATAACCACCTTGTGGCTGATTTTAAATTTGTTGCCACCTGTAATGCTGAATTACCGAATGGTAAAAAAGCATTTACTGGTGATGGCTTTTGTTTGGAGAAAATAGATTGAAAGATAAAATACGAGTAATAGTTATTTGTGGTGCTGCTTTCTTTGCGATTACGGCGTTTACTGGAATGATGTTTGTTGCTTGGCTAAGTGTCGGCATCGTTTAAAATTGGAGTGGTAAAGTGGATTATTCAAAGTTAGATAAATTTGAAATAAATAAATTAATTCAAGAATATATAAAGCCGGATTCATTTGATATAAAAAGCGGATATTGCCACACCCGAGAGGGGAAATTAATTTGGTTTAATGACGCAGGTTCGGCAATAGAAAAGACTGTTGATTTTTGTGATAGCTGGGCTGATGCTGGTCAATTGATGGAGGATAATGATATTGAATTAAAGAAGAACAATACAAAACTTTCAAGTGGTCATTATTCGGCAATTTTTAATACGGGTTATTGTGTTCATCACGCTGTGGATAAAAACCCTAAACGAGCAATAGCGATTTGTTTTTTAATGATGATTGAGGTGAAATGATGGGTATATTTAGTAAATTGACGGATTTATTGGGCGGTTCTTTATTCGGTGATGTTACCGGACTAATTAAAGATTACTTTCCTCCTGAAATGACCGAGAGTCAAAAAGCGGGGCTTGAGAAAGAGTTTCTAATAATTGAGAACGAGGCAAAGCTTAGGCTTCAATCCGCTATCAATGACGCTGATAAGCAATTTAACAAGAGAATTAACGACCATGAAGGCACAGCAAACGATTTAAAACAAATGCCTGTAATTGGAAGTATCGTTTTATTCTTGCGAGGGGTTCAGCGCCCAGCTTGGGGGTTCTTTACCATGTATTTAAACTTTGTGTGGTTTGTTCAAAATCCGGTATGGACTGAGCAGCAAGAAAGCGCCGTAATGGTGATTAATATTCTTGTACTTGGTTTTCTATTTGGCGAAAGGGCGGTTAAGAACCTAAGCCCAATCATTGAAAAAATGTTTGCTAAGGGTAAATAATGACTCAAGATTGGGCGAAAGAAAAACTAAAAGAAGCGAGTGATTCCGCAAATATAGGAGACTTTGAAAACTATACAAAAATTCTGGAAATATGGAGGAAGCGAGAAGAAGAAAAACAAAAATAACATAATTAGCCTTTTTATATTCCTGTAACGGGTTAAAATATAATAAAGGCTTTTTGTTTTTATGTGGCAGTAATAGGCGGTGATTATCTCGCAATCAGGCAAAGCGTGAAAAGTCTGTTAAGCCTTTCCATCTGTGATAGACCGAAGGGCTTTATAATATTCAATTACTTTCAAAAGTGAGAATATGCGATGACACTAAGAGAAGACTCTAACGTAATTATTGATGGTCTAGTGGGAAAGCAAGGGCAAGTTGGTTCTGTTACGCCATCAACTCTAGGCGATGATAGATTAAGACCGTTATTAGTAAACACCCTAATGATTGATGAACAGGCTAATATTGATCTTAATGGTGATGAATATTCAATAAAGCCCGACCCCACAACAGGTATTTTGTCCCTATTTAGAACAGAGGGCGCTATAACCGTTTTTATTGGCGAAATTGGCGGCGGCTTTACCGATCAGCTAGTTTTTATTAAACCACTGGGCGGTTTAAGGTTTAAAGATGCTACCAGTGGCTTTGAATTCTTTGTGTGTAGACGCGATGTTTCCGGTGATGCTTTGGGTGCTGTATTTGGCAATTTCGATACAGTGACGGGAAATTTCTTTGCCACTAGCGACACCGGAGGCTTAACGGTATGTCAAAAAACAGATACGGATATAGTTGATAATATTGGTAATGCTGGTTCGTCTAATTTTATTGAATCGACATTATTTAGCTTTCAATATACAAGTGATCAGGTTAAGCCGTTTGGCGCATTGGTTCAGAACTTTGTAGGGGAGACTGATGTTGACTTTGTTGATGTGCCATTTGATACAAGAATTTTAGATTCAACAGGGGTTACTTTGTATTCTGATATTCAGAATATCGAATTATTCCAACAAAACCCCAGTGCTAGCCCATTCAAATTAACAAGTGTTGCCGGAGTTGTAACGCTTCCAGCTTCACAACCTTTTCCAATGGATTCTGCATCTACTTACACTATTGAATATGAATTTGCTACGGCTATTCGATTAAAGGGCGATGGCGCGCAACCAGCATTGGCTGTAAATAGTAAACGCCTTGAATATTTTGCGGTAAATTACAGAGGCGGAACTGAGATAAAAACAGCCAATTTTATTGCTGAATCCGGTCATAGCTATAAAGTGGACACTTCGGGCGGGGTAATTACAGCAACAGCGCATGAAACCGTTGAAAGTGTAAATATCGGTGATTTTGATTTAACTTTAGGAAGCCCTAATAATTTTATTTTGGACTTTGGCGCGCTTGGCACAATAATTTTTGGAACTCAAGAAAAGGGAAATAGCTTTGAAGTAGTAAGATTCAATAGTGGCTATCGTGTTTATAATGCCGATGGTTCGTTACACTCGACCTTACCTTAATGTGGTATAGTAAAAGAGCCGTACATAATGCGGCTTTTCTAATTCATAAACCAGTAAAGACACTATGGCAAAGAGACAAGATTAATATGAGTGAGATTAAGGTAAACCTATCAGAAGAACAAATTGAATTAGCTTCATTGCTAACATCATTACAACGTAGATTTGTTATTAATCTTGTTGGTGGTGATATGAGCCAAAGACAAGCATATATTAAAGCGGGTGGTGAAGCTAAGACCGAAAACGCTCAAGATTCATCGGCTAGTGTTATGTTAAGTAATGATAAGGTTGATGCTTTCTATCAATCATTATTGAATAGCGCCACTACTAAGGCGGTAATGACTCGCACAGAGGCGCTAGAGCGTCTTACTGGGTTAGGTCGTAAGACTGATAAGGATAGCGACAAAATGAACGCTATCAAGCAGCTATCAACAATGCAAGGTTGGGATTCAGCGCACAAAATTGATTTGAGTTCGAGTGATCGCACTATGTCACCAAGAACGCTAAATGATTTTTATGCTGAAGTTGAAGCCATTGATGAAGATGAATAATTATGACCACGCAACCAATAGCAAAATCAACGGGGAGAATGAACCCCGCTTTAAAACCATTCTGGCAAACAAAGGCTGATATTAAATTATTATCAGGGGGGCGGGCATCTTCTAAAACTTATGATTGCGCCGCCTTTGCTTTATACCTTGCTTCACACTTCACGCTTAAATTCTTATGTATACGCCAATTTCAATCAAAGATTAAAGAGAGTGTTTACGCGATCTTATGTAGCCATATAGAAACATTCGGTTATCAAGGTCAGTTTACCGTCCTGAATAATGAAATCATTCATAATAAAACAGGGTCGGTGTTTATCTTCTATGGGATAGCGCGAAACATTGCGGAGATCAAAGGAACTGAAGGTGTAGACATTTGTTGGGCTGAAGAAATGGAAAGCTTAACGAAAGAGCAGTGGTCAATCATTGAGCCAACAATCCGAAAAGATAATTCAGAGATTTGGTTGTTATGGAATCCTCGCTTGGTGTCAGACTTCATTGAATCATTTGTTCACGACCCAGCTAACGGAATAATTAAGCGTCATATTAATTATGATGAAAACCCTTTCTTGTCAGATACGATGGTGCGCAAGATAATCCGATTAAAAGAAGCCGACCCTGAACAGTACGAACATATTTACCTTGGAGTTGCTAAAACTGATGACGATGACGTAATTATTAAACGTTCTTGGATTGAAGCGGCTGTTGATGCTCATATTAAATTAGGTATCGAAATAGAAGGTGATAGGCAAATAGGTTTTGACGTTGCTGATAGTGGTTCGGATTTATGCGCACAGATATTCCGGTTTGGTATTCTGGCAATGTGGGGCGAACACTGGCAAGGCAAAGAGGATGAATTAGAACTAAGCGCCACAAGGGTTTATAATAAAGCGGTAAGCCTTCAAGCCCATATTAGTTACGATTCAATAGGCATCGGCGCAAATGCGGGGGCAAGGTTTAAAACATTAAATCTTGAACGAAAAGCAACCGCCGGAGAGAAGCCTGTACCATATAGTAAATTTATTGCTAGTGGCGCTGTTCTTAATCCGAAAAAGCTATGGTTAGATGACGGAATGGGCGAACAGATAACCAATAAAGCCTTCTTTGAAAACATCAAAGCGCAAACATGGTGGATACTAGCGGAACGGTTCAGGAACACTTACAACGCAATCAACAAGGGAATGATATTTGCTGATTGTGACCTGATTAGTATTAGCTCAAGCATGCCTAATTTAGCTAATCTGATTACCGAGCTTTCAACGCCTAAGAAAAGATTCAGCAAAGCCGCGAAGGTTATGGTTGAATCTAAAGACGAATTAAAAGCGCGTGAAGTTGATTCACCTAATGACGCTGACGCCTTTATAATGGCTTACGCTGATAAGAATATGCGCAACACTTTGGAATGGTAGGGTAAACAATGAATGATGTAGTGAAGCCAATAGAGACAACCGTTTTAATCGTTAATGAGATTAGAACATTGCGCCAAGAGGTATCAGACGCCACGCATGCTTTAACGCATGATGGCAAAAGAAATACTGATACTGTGTTTGGTTTTGAACCTAACCCGCAGTTTCAGCACTTCTATTCAATGTATAAACGCAATGGATTTGCAAAGCGTGTGATTGCGGGTGTTGCGGCTAGATGCTGGCAGGCTGGGTTTACCATCAAATCAGATAAGAAAGAAATCCTTACTGATGAAATGGCATCGCTTTTTAATAAGCGTAAATTATTAGCCAATATTGAAAAGACCGATATTTTAAACCGCTTGGGTAGATACTCTTTAATGTATGTCGGCATACAAGGACAAAAGCCCGAAGAACCACTTAGAAAAACGGTTAGTGGTGATTTATCCAAAGTGTTCTTCTCGCCATTTGGTGAGGATGGAATAATTGTAAATACTAAAGTTACCGACCCATTAGACGAACGGTTCGGTTTACCTTTGACGTACGATGTTAGAGTTATAGCCCGAGATAATAACCAAGAGCTAGTTGATACCAGTTCAAGAATTGTTCATTGGTCGCGCGTTGTTCACTTAGCTGAAGGTTCGCTTGATAATGACATTGAAGGCGAGAGCGCGTTAAAGGATATTTATAACGCCTTACAATCTATTATCAAAACGAATTATAGCGCCGCTGAAGCCTATTTTCGTAACGCTCACGGTCGAATAGTGCTTGAAGTTGATAAAGCCTACGCTTCAGACATTACCACCACTGAGAAGGAATCAATGACCAAAGAGCTAGAAGCATATCAGCATGAAATGAAGGACTTTATGCGATTGGCTGGTGCTACTGCTAAACCGATTAATACGCCTCAGTTTGACCCTGTTGGAACGTTCAATGTAAACATTCAGGAAATATCGGCATCAACTGGTATTCCGGTTCGCATTCTTACTGGTGAAGGTGGCGGGCAATACGCAGGCAATGAAGATAAGGCAAGCTATAACGCTGTAATAGCCGACCGTCAAACCAGTTTTTGTACGCCTGTAATGTTCCGAGTGTTGGAAATATTAGAAGAAGCCGGATTGATTGATTTACCTGATAATGCCGTTATTGAGTTCCCAATAGCTAAAGCAGTTAATGAGGTGCAAGAGTCTGAAATTATCCATAAGAAGGCTTCAGCATTAAACCAAGCGGCTCAGGCTATCGGTATTGGTGGCGGCTTAGAAGGTGAAATGAGCGCAAAACAATTCATTGAAGACATTATGAATATGACTTATGAGCCAATCGAAATAGACCACGAAGATGACGATGGTGATTTTGATATTAAAGGCTTAGCTGATGGCGAATAAAAAGCGTTCGCCTATCGCTGAAGACCCTACCAGAACGGCTACCATTCGCAAAAACTGGGTAGCTGATGCTAAGCGCCGCCATAAGGAGTTAGCACAAAGGGCGGTAGACTTCACACTGGCAGAACTTCAACCCATTAGCCGTCAAGCTGTGCAAAATAAGGCGCGGTTTGAATATACTTATGATCAAAATAGAATCAATGCTTTCTTGGTGTGGTTACAGATTCAAGTAGACGATTTACTGCTAACAGGTGGCGCTGATAACAGTTGGCAAAATGCCTACCTAGAAGAAGCTTATCTAAGGGGCATTAAATCAGCTCAGGCAAAAACCAATCAGGAAATCCGGCTTGGTGAGCTACCCGCTGAAGGTACGCCAACTATTGAGGGTGATTTAGTTATAACAGGCGGGCTTTCAACCGCTGCGGGTCTATCGGCTAGTGCTGAAGCTATAATTGCCTTAGCTATCCACCAAGAGGCTTTAAACGTTCTATTCACCAGAGACTTTGCAGCCTTAAAAGGCGTAACCGAGACAATGAGCCAACAAATAGCTAAAGTTTTGGCTGATGGTATGCTTGAGGGTGTTGGAATTAAAGAATTAGCGCGGCGCATAGCTGATAGAGTTGAAAAGATTGGATTCGCTAGAGCTAAATTAATTGCCCGAACTGAAACCATTAGAGCGCACCAATTAGGCGTTATTAATCAAGGTCTTCAATTAGAGCAGCAAACAGGCGTCAAGGTTCGCTATTTGTGGATAACTTCAGCAGATACAAGAGTTAGGCATACACACGCAACAAGAAACAGAAAGGTTTATACAAAAAAGGCTGTTATACCATTATTGGGTGAACCAAATTGCCGTTGTGCTTTGCGTTTATTCTTCCCTGTTACCGATACGCCGGAGCGACAAAAAGCCCGTACAAAAATCAGAAAAGAAGGTTTAACCCTAATTGATGAATAATGTATATAATCAACTAAACAAATAAGCAGGTGTGACGATGAACAAAAAATTAAAAACAATGATAGTGGCGATTAATTCAACCACTTCTTCGAATGTGACTACAAAAGAAATTGACGGGGTTAAACACCTTGTTACAGAAATGATTCCCATTGTAGGCAATTCAGTAATGAACGGCGGCTTGTATCCTGATGGGCAGCTTGATTCATCGTATATGCAATTAAACGACAAATTAACCCCAAACGGGCATCCCGTTGTTAATGGTGAACCAGTATCAGCTTTTCATCCGGCGGCAATCAACGCGCAGAACATCGGCGGCTTTATGCGTAACGCCAAGAAGCATGGAAAGGTAGTAAGTATTGAATTTTGGCTTAATACTGAAGTTGCCGAAAAGTCTGAAGACGGCATTGAACTAATGAAAAGAATGAATAATTCTGAAGCGGTCGGAGTTAGCACCGGACTAACATTAAAGCAGGCATTCACAAACGGCGTTCAAGATGGCATTGATTATGAATGGGTGGCAAGTGATTTTAAATTTGACCATTGCGCTATCCTATTGAATGAAGAAGCGGCGGGGGCTGATTATGGCACAGCTTTAAAATACAATTCAAAGGATGGCGAAAAAACTGTTATGGTGGTGAATGATTCACACCGAAACACAATGAACCAGCTTTTTATGGCATTGCGTAAGGAAAGCCATAACTTCTTTTTAGACGATTTGGATAATGAGAACAAAAAAGCTATAATTGAAAACGAACGAGGAGAATTATTCGCCCGACCTTTTGAAATCTCTGAAGGTGTGGCAAAATTTTCATCAACTGA